GGCCAGTGGTCGGCGGTGGTCGCCGGGCCCTGGCACCACCGGCACGGGGTGTACCCCAGGTCCTCGTCCAGGTCCCGGGCCAGCACGGCGGCGGTCAGCCGCTGCGCGCGTCGTCCGCCCCAGGCCGGTCGTCCCTGCTGCTCCACCACTGCGCCCTCCTGACTGTCTGCTCCAGTCGTTCGGCGGCGTCGGCGACCCGCTCGGCGGCGTCGGCCACCCGGTCGGCGGCGGCCGCCGACCTGGTCGCGGTATCCGTTGCGGTGTGCGCCATCTCGGTGGCGGTGTCCGCCATCTTCTCAGCGGTGGCGGCCATCCGGGCCGGGATGTCGGTCACCAACCCTTGACCATCGCGGGGAACAGCACCGGGCGTTGTTCGTCGTCGGCGGCCAGGGCGTCGACCAGGGCGTCGGCGAGGCGGTCCGCCGCGGCCAGGTCCAGCACCAGTTCCAGGGACGGGCCCAGCCAAACCCGCATCACCTCGGTGCGGTCGCCGTCGAACCCGCCCGTCCGTTGCACCTCAGCGGCGATCGCCTCGCACTGCTGCGCCGGGACCTGCACCGTGATGGGCATCATGGCTGCTGGTGTAGCACCCGGCACCGACACCGGGGGGGTCAGTGCGTGCAGAGGTGACTGGGGCCGTGCGTCGCTGCGTCGTTGCGGTCGTGCCGGGTGACGCCGCGGCAGTAAGGGCAGATGACGGCGCCGTCCACGGTCGTCGGGATCATGCTCACACCGTGCGCGCAGAACAGGTAATCGGTCGGCGCGCACCGATGCGCGGGCGGTAGGTCGCACTCGGTGCCGATCGGCCGGCCGTGCGCGCAGAACAGGTCACCCGAGATGCGTTCCAGATCGCCGCCGGCCAGTGATGTCGATGCGGTGTACCACTTGTCCCAACTGATCGCCATCGGTGTGCGCACGGTGCGGTCGCTGGCGGCGGCCAGCGCGGCGGTGCGCAGCGTGGCCAGGGAGTTACCGGCCAGCGGGTACGCCTGGTGCAGGATGCGTTCCACGCCGCGGAAGTCCCAGTCGGGCCGTACGGCCACGACTTCCATTGCAATTCCGGCCATATCGGGCATTTTGGTGTCCTCTCGCGCGCGCGTTAACAAACGTAAGATGTGCTACTCACTTAACTGCCTCTTACTACCCTGCGTTTCGCAAACAGTATGCAGGACAGAACATTTCACTAGGGGGTTCTAGGGGGCGAAGCCCCCTAGACCTAAAGGCACTGTGAAGCGCCGGGCAGCGTTCAGCCATGATCCGGGGTCCTGTTCAGTTATTGCGCATCCCTCCAGCCGCCGGCAGCAGTGCCAGGCGGTCGGGGACATGCGTCGCACACCGCCCGGTGATCAGCCGGGCAGGGCGAAGGGAGCGAGGGAGTTTCAATCCAAGGGAGTGTCCTTCCGGCCATCGGCCGGATTCGCACCTAGTGTGTGCGAGAGCGACCGCATCCAGACTGCGGGAGCGCGCGGGGAGCGAGCGGCAAACTCAAACCCAGCACTGGGCCCCGACGTTAAGGCGTCCGCGTGATCACACCGCGGAGACACGCCGCAGCGTCGGGGCCCTTTCATCTGTCGCACCCGCAGCAGCTGCTGGGGCGGTCCAGGTCCTCGGGTTGCAGCACGATTCCGCAGCGGTACACGACGGGCCAGGGCTGCTGCTGCGGGGCGGGGTCGGCGGTGTACCGGACCCAGGCCAGCCCGAACAGCAGCCCGGCGGCGGCGCCGACCAGCAGGGCGGCGGCGAGCAGCGCAGTAGTGCGCATGGGGTCCCAGCGGTCGCCGGCGCTGCGGTCTAGCCCGGCGGTGGTAGTCAGTGCCCGGTGCAGCCCGGGCGTACAGGTCAGATTAAGAGCCGACCTTCGCATGATCCGGGCCCGGTGTCAGCCCGACACCCGGGAGTTAGCCCGGGTTGGCTAACGGACCCGTCAACGGTCACGCTGCGTGCCGGGTTGTCCACAGCCACCTGCTGAACTGTCGCCACCCGAACGCCTGTTAACAGGTGGCGCACACGTGTTGTGCAGGGGGGCCCGGTATCGTGGGTGGTCGCGGCGCCGGAACTGCCCAGTCACGGCCCGCGACCTTGACCGATAAGCCACTTGGAGGCTCACCGATGAACACCAGCGTAAATTGCCCCGACTGCGGCCACCAGCACACCGGGCTGGACCTGGGCCAGATCTGTATCGGCTGCCCGTGCCTGTCCGTCCCGGCGATGCTGGGCCGCCCGGTGCGGTATCACCCGGCCCGGGTGCAGGCGAACGCGGACGACTACCCGGACGCCGCCGAACTGCACGCCCGTGAGGTGGACCGGCTGCTGGAGCGGTGGCGGACCGAGCGATGACCGTTATCGGGGACCTGGCGGCCGGTCTGGAGCAGCTCATCGACACGCGCGACCTGTCCGGCGACGACAGTTTCACGCTTGCCGTGGCGGTGGACGTGCTGCTGCGGCTGGACGCGGCCGACCAGGCGGTCACCGCGCGTGACTTCCCACCTGCTGGGAACAGTGTGTGACGCCCCGCTCACGCAGGGTGACATAATATGGATTATCGGCACTCAGTTGTGGACGCCTGTTCGATTCACTCCTGGATCTTCACGGTGAGTAGCGTCCCGGCCAGCACCCGGCCGGTGGCCTGCGCGGTGCCGGTGCCCACCTGACCGGACACGAGCGCGGTGTAGGTGTCGGTGGCCGCTTGGTCGGCGTGCGCGGTGGCGGTGGCGATGGCGTCCAGCTTCGCCAGCAGCGGCGCCAGGCACTGGTTCATGGTCTCGGCGAATTCCTGTTGGTCCACGGTGTCCAGCCAATCTTCATCGGGGGGCGGGGTCGGGGGGGCCGCGTCGCCCAGCACGGCGGCCACCTGGGCCAGGTCGGCGGCGTCGACGCAGATCTCGAAGTGCATTTCGTCGTAGCCCTCCAGCCACGACACCGACCCCTGCACCTCGTCCAGGATCTGGTAGATGGTGCCCACCTGGGCGTCCGTGAACGTGCCACTGGCCCCGTAGCCGTGATCCGGGGCGTTCCAGTCGATCGCCGTTCCGGAGGCGTGGCAGGACAGTTGCGAGGGGTTCGACGTATTGGCTTTGTAGGTGTAACCCCAGTTCCAGCCGTCGATGCAGGGTTCCACCCGGGCGTTCAGCTGCCGGGCCACGTAGCCCAGCACGATGGTCACGTCCCCGGCCTTCGCGCCGCCCGGGAACACGTCGGAGGACACCACCCCGATCTCCGCCTTGTCCGGGCTGGCGGGCCACCCGTTGTAGCTAGTGGCCATGCTGGCGCCGCCATTCGGCCAGCCGGTCCCGGGCGATCCGGGCGGCCACGGCGAGGGGCAGCACCGGCCGGGGGACGTCCGAATGGGCCGGGAAGTCGCCGCGGGGTTCGCGGCGGGTCGGCACCGGGAACGGGTCGGTCATCGGTTGCTCCTATCGGTCGTCGTGGGCGACGTAGTGGATCCGGGTGGTCGTCCAGTACCCGGCGGCCAGCAGGACGGCGGCGGCGGCCAGGGCGGTGAGGGTGCGCATGGCGGACAGGGTGTCACGGCGGGTCACCCCAGGCCAGCACGTTGACCCCGACACTCGTGGACTTCACCACGCCGGGGTAGCCGGGTTTCCCGGCGTCCTCGGTCATCTTCGCCACCCCGATCACGGCCTTCCCCCAGGAGTTCTGGTCGGTCCAGGACGTCGGGGACAGGTAGTACAGCCAGGGGCCGGTGCCGCCGGTGACGGTGTTCGCCAGCACCAGCGCGCCGCGGACGATCTTCAGGCCGGGCATCACCGGGAAGATGAACCCGCTGGTGTTGGTGGTGACGGTGCCGGCCCAGGTGGCGGTGGCGGCGCCGATGCCGGCGGCGTTCAGCTGCGCCTGGACGGCGTCGGCCAGCTGCTGCAGGTACGTGGGGATGTTGTAGACGGGTTCGTCGCTGCCCGGGTAGGGCAGGCCACGCGCCGTGGCGCCGCGGGTGAAGCTCATTTCGGCGGCCCCCACCCGATGGCGTTGAACCGGACCGGGTGGCTGGTCAGGGCGGCGCCGGTGAGGGTGCTGACCGCCTTCACGTAGGCCTGCCCGGCGGGGGCGCCGGACACCCGGGTCCACACCGGGACCTGCAGCTGCTGCAGGGTGGTGCCGGTGGTGCCGTACACGTTCAGCACCACCACGCCCTGCACGGTGGCCAGGGTGGGGAAGCTGATGGCGACGTCGCCGTTGCCGTTGGTGCTGGTCTTGGTGTCGCCGATGATCCCGACGGCCAGCACCGACAGGGCCCGGTCGGTGTTCTCCGCCAGGGTGCGGATCGCCAGGGCGTCGCCGGCGACCAGGTCGGTCGGCGCCGGGCGGGGCAGCGGGCCGGTCATGCCGGGGTACCCCAGGCGATCACCGCGACGTCGACGGCGACCTGCCCGACCGCGGCGCCGGTGGCGGTGCGGACCCGGACGGCGGCGTTGTTCGGCGGGCCGGCCCAGACGAACATGAACAGGTGCGCACCCGAGGCGTTGTCCGCCACCACGGCGCCGGCGCAGTGCGACAACACCCCGGCGATGCCCGGCACCAGAAAGTCGCCGTTCGCGTCGGTGATCACCACCCCGGCCCAGTAGGCGGTCGACCGGGACGTCAGCCGCACCGCGATGGCGTCGGCCAGGGCGGCGATGTGGGTGGCGGCGTCGGCGACCGGGTCGGTGGTGGCGGGCACCGGCAGGCTCACAGCGTCGGCCCGATCGCGGTGTAGTACACATCGACGTTGCCGGAGTACCAGCCGGCCGCCGGGCCGATCTGGTAGCAGATCAGGCTGAACCCGGCGGCGGTGATCGGCGGCGTCGCGGCCGCCGATGCATAGAGCCCGGCGGACAGCGCCAGGTTGTTGTTGCCGAACGGCCAGCCCGGCGACCAGATCACCATCGGCATGGTTTTGAACGCGGTCAGGAAGTTGATGGTGGCCACGCCGCCGGTGAAGGCGGCGGTCACCTTCCGGGACTCCACCCGGTTGCCCCAGCCGCGGGTGTCCAGCGCCAGGGCCAGGGCCTTGATGTCGTTGGCGCCCTGCGACAGGGAATCGGTGCTCGCCGGCCACGGCAGCCCACCGGTGGTGGTGCCGCCCAGCGGTTCGATGTCGGTCATGGGCCCTCGTTCCAGTCGTGGTCGGCCGGCACGGCCGACCAGGTGGTGGCCACCGGGACGTCGGCCCAGTCCGGGCCGTGCCCGACGGTCGGGCCGACCCCGATGAGGTCCAGATAGCTGACGCCCCGGTCCATATCGACGTGCCGCACCGACCGGTTGAACGTGTCGAACGACATCGACCCGCCCAGCCCGGTCGCCGGCGACGCCGACAGGGCCAGCACCCACCGGCCGCGGTCGAACAGGTACGTTCCGCCCTCCACGTACAGGGACACCGCCGCCGCGGTCGGCGTCCAGTACGGCAGATCGTGCAGCGCGATCGGCAGCCCCAGCCGGGCCTTGTTGTCCAGCAGCCGGGCGGCCAGGTCCACCGTCTCGGTGTCGGCCGGGTCGTCGGTGTCGGCCAGGTCCCAGGCCAGCCCGCTGGTGCGCCAGGACGGCGACGGCTGGTGCGCCGCCAGCAGCCCGGACGCCAGCGTGGACGCATCCGCCGACGTGGTCAGGATGGTCCCGACCGACAGGCCACGGGCACCGAAGGTCGTCTCGTCGGCGGCGTCCACCAGGGTGACCGATCGTTCGGTGGTGCCCGGGCTGGTGGTCTGGTCCAGCCACCGCACCGCCACCCTGGTGATCAGGTCGGTGACGGTCCGGGCCCACGCCACCGGGTCGCGCAACACGTTGCACGCCGACAGCCCGGTGCCGGACCCGCCGGCCGCGGCCGGTGCCCACAGCAGCGTGACGATGTCCTGCTCCAGCGAATACAGCGACGCCCGGCCGGCCGGGTCCTCGTAAAACAGGTACGGGGCGGCCAGCGCCGGGTCGTACGCGGACCACAGCACCGCGCCGCCGGTGACGGCGAGCTCGAGCAGCAGCGCGGCGGCGGCCTGCCGGTCGACGTCCACCCTGGACACCGTCAGCCCGGCCGGCCGGGTGGCGATGTTCAGCCCGGCCTTGCTGACCCCGACCGCGTCCAGGACCCGGCCGGCCCGCAGCCACAGCTGCTCCGCCGCCCAGGGTTCGGCGCCGACGAACCGGTTGGCCAGGTCGGCCAGCAGGTCAGCCGCGACGACGTCGCAGGACCCGGCGCCGGGCCCGTCGTCCCAGCGGGCGGTCAGGTCGGTGACCCGGCCGCCGAACACCACCACCCTGCTGCCGGCGACGGCGGACCAGATGACGATGGCGGAGCCCAGGGACACGGTGTCGTCGAACCGGACCTGACCGCCGGGCGGGTCGGTCACGGTGAACGTGCAGGTGGCGGGCTGCGGCTGGTCGACGGTGTTGTCCCGGCCCCAGTGCACCGTCAGCCCGGACACCGCGAACGGTTCGGCCGGGTCGAACGGGTCCGACCCGTCGGGGTAGCGGACGCCGTCCACCCACAGCTCACAGGTCGCGGGCAGGACACCCATCAGGTGCTCACACCGCCGGTGCGGCGGTCCTGCGCCACCAGCAGCGCCCGGATTTGCCGGGCCACCGCCACCGGGTCGAGCGCGCCGTTCACGTTCACCGTGACGGTGCCGCCGCCGCCGGAGCGGTTGCTGCTGCGGCTGGTCAGCCGCGGGGCGACCCCGACCAGCGACGGCGCCCCGGCGTAGGCGACCCCGGCGACACCCGACGGCGCCGGGACCATCTGGGCACCGCCGAACAGCCCGCCGATGATCGGGATATTGGACGCGAAATCCTTCAGCCACTTCAGCACCTCTTTGATCTTGCGGATCACGAAGTCGATGGCCTTGCCGACGGCGGTGGAGATGATGTCGAACGCCTTCTTCGCGGTGCTGGACACGGTGTCCCAGTTCTTGATCAGCAACACGATGATTGCGATGACGGCGGCGATCGCCGCGATCACGATGGTGACCGGCGAGGTGAGGACGGCCATCGCCGCGTTGAATGCCCACGTCGCAGCGGTGGCCGCGATCTGCGCGATGGTGTAGCCACCGATCGTGGTGGTGGCGACGGCCGAGATCGTGGACATCACGCCGAGCACGACGTTCGCGGCCAGGATGGCCGCCGCGAACCCGGCGACCACCGCGGTCAGCGCGGTGACCAGCGGCACGTGCTCGCTGATCCAGTTACCCAGCTTGGACAGCCATTCCATCACGGTGGTGACGGCCGGGAGCAGCTGCTCCCCGAGGGCGGCGGCGGTGTCCTTGAACTTCGCCTCGGCGATGGCCTGCGACCCGGCTGCGGTGTCCGACTCCTTCGCGAAGTTCCCGGCCGCGGCCGCCGACCCGTCCATCGCCAGCGTGTAAATCGCGTTTGCCTGCGCCGCCGCCTCGCTGGCGAAGGTCTGCCCGGCGGCCGCCTCCTTGGCGATCTCCGCCTCCACCGCCGCGCCGCTGATGGACGGGATGAGCCGCTGCAGGGAGTCGTACTCGCCGCGGAACGCGGACGTCAGCGCCTCGGTGGCCTGCGTGGTGGTGCCGCCGAACACCGACGCCAGGTCGGCGGCCCTGGTGATCAGGGCGCCGGTCTGCGCGGTGGCCTGGTCCAGCGGCACACCCATCCCGGTGAGGGCGCCGCCGATGCCGGCGGCCAGGGTCTGGTACTCGGCGCCGGCCAGCCCGACGGATTCCGCGCTGGTTTTCGCCCATTCGTGGATCGTGCCGGCGCTGGTTTTGAACACCGCGTCCACGCCGCCGGACGCCTGCTGCAGATCGCTGGCCGCCTTCGCGGCGCCCAGCGCCAGCCCGGCGATCGAACCCAGCGCGATCCCGGCCGGGGCGGCCAGGCCCTTCATAGCGCCGCCGAAGGTGTCGAACTTCCCGGCGGCGTCGTTCATGTCCCGGGCGGCGTCCCGGGCATTGACCGCCATGTCGATGATGACGCTGACCCGGCCCACAGTTGCTCCCTACCGTCGCTTGCGTCGGGCGGTTTCGATGGCGGCGGCCCGCTCGGCGAAGATGTCCAGCACGGTGGCCAGCATTTCGTCCGGCTCCGCCAGCCACGCCGACGGCGTGGTGCTGGTGGCCACCGCCAGTTCGGCGATCAGCCGGTGCCGGGTGCCGGCCGGGTAGGGTCCACCGGGTCGCCGTCGGCCTGCGACACCTGCAGCGCCAGCCGCGGCCCGTTCTCGGCGAATTCCTCCCACAGCAGGTCCGGCGGGATGTGCCCCTCGCGGAGCCCGGCCCGCCACGCGAGGAACGTCAGCCACCGCATCGGCGACTCCGACGGGCCCACCCATTTGTGTTTGGTGGCGGTGGCCTCGAACCGCAGCAGGTCCGGGTTCAACGTCTGGGCGTCCCATTCGGCGCCGTCGGCCATGATGACGTGCACCCGGGGGTTCGACAGGGCGGGCTGGTCGGACACTGGTCAGGCTCCTTTGATCTGGTCGCAGATGTCGTCCGCCGAGGCGGTGTAGATCCGGTCGGCGTCGGATTCGGTGCGGTCCACCGCGCGGGCCATGTAGTGGGAGCGGGCCTCCACCGGCGCCGCGTAGGGGACGGTCGCGGACACCGCAGCACCCCGCACCGCGATGGACGCCCGCAGCCGGCCGGTGCGGACCGGGGCGAAGCCCTGCGCCGACCGGGCCAGCACCTTGCCGTACTCGGCGGTGGCGTCGGCCATCCGCTCCAGGTCGTCGGCCGCGGCGTGCATGGTCCGGCCCACCCGGTCCGCGCCGCGGACCTTCACCACCTCGGCCACTACTTCGCCGTTTTCTTGGTGCTGCTGCTGGCGGCGGTGACGCCGCCCCGGGTGTAGGTCGGGGCCGCGGTCAGCACGAACTCGAAATCTGAGTTCAGGGTCTTGCCGTACTCGTCGGCGCCGAAGTCCAGCGGGTCCAGGATCAGCGTCCCGGCGGCGGCGACGGCGGCCTCGGTGTTCGGGGTGAACTCATACGCCTGTTCGCTGCCCATCTGGTCCCAGGACAGGGCGAACAGGCCGGTGGCCTCCACCGGGTCGATGTCCAGGTTCCCGGTCAGGGTGTGCGCGTAGGTGACCGGGGCCTGCGACGACGTGCCGCAGAGGTGGTAGGTGGGGTCGTCCTGCGACCGGTCGGTGGTGATGGTGGCGTTGTTCACCAGGCAGGACACGTCGATGGCGCTGCCGGTGGCGCCGATCTTCAGGGTGCCGGGGCCCAGCTTCACGGTGGCGCCGGCGGTCACATCTGGCATTGGCTGTGCCTTTCTAACGGGGTTGTCGGATGGTGTCGGTCCAGGTCAGCCGGTACGCGGGCAGCGGCGCCCCCTGGTCCGGGAGCAGCAGGTCGGCGGGTTCGGCGCGGACCGCGGCGAACCCCAGGGCGGCGGTGACCTGGTCCAGCAGCTCGCCCAGGTTCACCAGGTCCACCGACCGGCCGGCGTTCCCGGTGACCGCCCACAGGATGAACTCGGCGTCGAAGTCGCCGCGGCCGTACCGCCACCGCAGCACCGGCGGCGCGACGAACACGCACGGCGGGTTGACGTCCCGTTCGTCGTCGGTGGCCCGCACCCCGGCGGCCAGCAGCTGCTCGAGCACCGCCCGGACGGCGCCGGCGACGTTCACCCGACACCGGGCATCGACCAGGTCCCGGAGTGCAGCGCCCGGCCGATGTCCGGGTCGTACCGGGACACGTAGGTGACGGACTCGCCGAAGGATTCCACCCCGCCGGGGGAGTTGCGGCGGCGGACCAGCCGGGCGGCCAGCATCACCGCCGCCTGGTACACCTCGGCGTCCGGTTCGTAGACCACCGGCCAGCCCGGCGGCGGCGGGTCCGGTGGGTACGGGTCGTCCGGGTCGTGATAGTTCAAACAGTCCGGCCGGGCCCGCTGCACCTGCGGCTCCACCGCGGCGGCGCAGCGGACCACCAGGTCATCGTCGGCGGTGTCCGCGCCGGACAGCCGCAGCTGCGCCTTCACGTCGGCCACGTCCAGCCATTGCGGGGTGTACTCGGGCATGGGTTACGGGATCACCGCGACGGTGTTCTTGGCGATGCCCAGCGGGTCGTTGATCAGGGTGGCGGAGTAGCTGAACACGCCCAGGTCGATGCCACCGTTGGGGATGTTCACCGCCTGCACCCGGATCGGGTTGCCGGACGGCTCGAAGTAGGTGGCGGCCCGCTTGTCGCCGCCCAGCACGGTGCCGG